GTCGACAGGTGGTTCAAACCTTGTAGAATCTCCGGGAGATATTGTTAGAAGAACTTATTTAGGTTTCTCAACTCAATACGGTATTGATGAATCGTTCTTAACTTATAAAGGTAAACAAAATCCACAATCTTGGGTTATTGCTCCACAACCAATTGAGGGGGCAGCTTGGAATTATGTTAGTAAAGGTTTCCACATGGATTCAGGTGCTACGGTCGTTACTATTTCTAATAGTTCGTTGACTAGTGGTCAAACGGCATTTGAATGCGGTACAGCAGATTTTAGATTTGACCCTGAAACTCAAGAAAACCCATACTACTTTATCTATTCAAGAAAATATACATTATGTTTTGCTGGTGGATTCGATGGTTGGGATATTTACAGAGAATTTAGAACTAATCAAGATAGATTTCAATTAGGTCAATCGGGATTCTTGGCAGGAGCATCATCTTCTACAAGATACCCTAATGCAACAGGTAGTGGTTTGTTTAAAAGAATTACAGTTGCTAATAATACTCAAGACTTCGCAAACACTGACTATTATGCTTACTTACTTGGTATCTTAACATTTAAAAACCCTGAAGCGACAAACATTAATGTATTTGCAACTTCAAGTATTGATTATATTAACAACTCTAACTTAGTTGAAGAAGCGATTGACATGATTCAATACCAAAGAGCTGATTCAGTTTATATCGCTACAACACCTGATTATAACATGTATACTCCGGATTCAACTAATCCACAAGATATTATTTATTCTCAAGAAGCGGTTGATAATTTGGATAACACAGGAATTGACTCTAACTATACCGCAACTTACTACCCTTGGATTTTAACAAGAGATACTGTAAACAACACACAAATTTATTTACCTGCGACAGGTGAAGTTTGTAGAAACTTAGCGTTAACTGATAACATTGCTTTCCCATGGTTTGCATCTGCAGGTTATACGAGAGGTCTTGTAAACTCAGTTAAAGCGAGAGTTAAATTGACTCAAGAAGATAGAGACACACTTTACCAAGGTAGAATTAACCCTATTGCAACTTTCTCTGATGTTGGTACGGTAATTTGGGGTAATAAAACATTACAAGTTGCAGATACAGCACTTAACAGATTGAATGTAAGAAGATTATTACTTCAAGCTCGTAAGTTAATTTCAGCGGTAGCGGTAAGATTATTGTTCGAACAAAACGACCAAATCGTTAGACAACAATTCTTAGATAGTGTTAACCCAATCTTAGACTCAATTAGAAGAGATAGAGGTTTATATGATTTCCGTGTAACTGTTTCATCTTCACCTGAGGATTTAGATAGAAATACATTAACAGGTAAAATTTACTTGAAACCAACGAAAGCTTTGGAGTTCATTGATATTGAATTCTTCATTACTCCAACAGGAGCATCGTTTGAGAATATTTAATAAAAATCATAAGTGGGGATTCGTCCCCACTTTTTAGCCAATTATGAAAAAAAACATATTAAAAGAAGGAATTAATGAACAGGGTACCCCTGATATGAAATATTATGCATTCGATTGGGATGATAACATAGTTCATATGCCAACCAAAATTATGGTTAAAACTGAAGACGGGGAAGAAATTGGTATGAGTACCGATGATTTTGCGGAATACAGACATCAATTAGGAAAAGAACCTTTTGAGTACAATGGTGAAACTGTTGTGGGATATGGTGAGGAACCATTTAAAAATTTCCAAACACCGGGAGATAAAGACTTTTTGATTGATGCGATGAGAGCTAAACTTGGACCAGCATTTGATGACTTTAGAGAGGCGATTAACGGAGGTTCAATCTTTTCCATCATAACTGCGAGAGGACACAATCCTAATACCTTAAAACAAGCCACATACAATTATATCATAGAAGGATTCAATGGGATTAACAAAGAAGAATTAATTAAGAATCTTAAAAAATATCGAAGTATTTCGGGTGATGAGGAAATGAGTGATGATGAATTAATTAAAACTTATTTGGATATGTGTAGATTTCATCCAGTGTCTTACAATGACCCTGAAGGGGCATCAAATCCTGAAGAAGCGAAAGTTCGAGCAATGGATAAATTTGTTGACTATATTAAACAAATGTCATTAGATATGGATAAAAGAGCATTCCTTAAAAAGGATATAAGTAATAATTTTATACCATCTAAACCAACAATTGGATTTTCAGATGATGATATTCGGAATGTCGAAGTTATGAAAAAACATTTCAAAGATAAGCCTGGAAATATTGTTAAAACTTATTCAACAGCAGGAGGAATAAAAAAAGAATATTAACTAGTTATAAATAATTAATATTAAAGAACTAGTATTAAATAAATAATTAAAAACTAGTTAAAATAACTAGAATTAAATAAACTAGTCTGGATTATAATTATAATAAAATAAATTCAGAAAGTCAATAAAAATATTTCCCAAAAGGATATATTTATGATAATAAACAAAGAAAAACTAATTTAAAATAATATGGCTGATTTATTGATGAAAATGCCGATTCCTTACGAACCGAAAAGACAGAATCGATTCATACTAAGGTTTCCATCAAGCTTAGGGATTAACGAATGGTTCGTGGAGAGTGCTTCAAGACCTTCTATTAAAATTGCATCTACTGAAATTCAATTTTTAAACACTTCAACTTTCGTTGCCGGTAGATTTAATTGGGATGAAATTTCTGTTAAATTTAGAGACCCAATTGGTCCGTCTGCTTCTCAAGCTCTTATGGAATGGGTTCGTTTACACGCAGAATCTGTTACAGGTCGTATGGGATATGCTGCAGGTTATAAAAAAGACATTGACCTTGAAATGTTAGACCCAACAGGTGTTGTTGTTGAGAAATGGATTTTATATGGTACATTCTTAACAGGGGTAAACTTTGGTTCATTAGCATACAATACTGATGCTCTTGCAGATATTACAGCATCTCTTCGTATGGATAGATGTGTATTAGTTTACTAATTCTATTTATAAAAAATCAATACTAATTATATTTAACCGTAAAGACATAAACTTTACGGTTATTTTTTTATATGGAAAATCAGGCAATCGAATACGGACAACAAAACTTTACGTTACCACACGATGTAGTACCACTACCATCGGGAGGAGTGTTTTACAAAAATAAAAAGAAATCCATTAAGGTGGGTTATCTAACAGCAAATGATGAAAACATTTTAATGGCTGGTGGAAATGATATGACCACAACACTATTAAGAAGTAAAATCTATGAACCCGACCTTAGGGTTGAAGACATGTTAGAGGGAGATGTAGAAGCAGTTTTAATCTTTTTACGAAATACTGGATTTGGTCCTGAAATTAATTTGAATTTAATTGACCCCTCAACACGAAAACCATTTCAATCAACAGTAACACTTGATACTTTGTCGGTGATTAATGGACAAACACCAAATGAGGACGGTACGTTTATAACTAATTTACCAAAATCTCAAGCGACTATTAAAATAAAACCTTTGACTTATGGGGAAGTCTTAGAAATAGGTAAATTAGAAGATTCATACCCTAAAGGAAGAGTAGTTCCAAAAGTTACTTGGAGACTTCAAAATGAAATTGTAGAGGTAAACGGAAGTACCGATAAATCAGAAATTGCTAAGTTTATCGAACAAATGCCAATTTTGGATTCAAAATTCATAAGAAAGTTTATGAATGAAAATGAACCAAAATTAGATTTAAGTAGAGTTTTAATCGCCCCATCAGGAGAAAAGATGACAGTTAATGTCGGATTTGGGGTGGAGTTTTTTCGTCCTTTCTTCTGATTATAGAAAAGGGCAAATAGATGAGTTTTACTATTTGAACAAATTAATGAACATAACTTATCAAGATTTTCAAGGAATGCCACTATTCGTTAGAAAATATTTATTAGATAAGTGGATAGAAGATAACACAAAGGACTGAAAACTCAGTCCTTTTGTATTTATATTAAAATACTATTTTAATTTATGGCTACAACAGGCGATACTACCCCGGATTTAAGTTTTGCACAGAAATTAGCAAAAGAGGCAACTATAGACTGGATTGTCTTAGGTAAAGCAATTGAAAATGCTTATAAAACCTCAGTTGAGATTAATAAAACTTTTGGACAAGGTCAAGAGAGATTAGTTGAAATGATGGGAGCGGTTTCCGATGCGATACCGGGAGTTACTCGTTTGGGTGGGTCAATTACCGATGTTCAAACAACAATGAATGGGATTGCGGAAGCGTCGAAACGTAATGTAATTGCAAATACTGAAGATGTTGCTAAACTTTATGCTGCAACTCAATTAATTGAGGGTTCAGCTGATAGTTTAAGTAATTCATTTTTAGACATTGGTGTTGGTATTGGACAAATCGGAACACAACTAGAATCTTCAATTAACTACATTAGAAGTATTGGTGGTAATACTAAAACGGTAATGAAAGATGTCACTGAAAATATGGGGCAAATGAACCGTTTCCAATTTGAAGGTGGTGTTGCGGGACTTACTAAGATGGCAGCACAAGCGTCTATGTTAAGATTTGACATGAAGCAAACTTTTCAATTAGCAAATGATGTTTTAGACCCTGAAAGAGCAATTGATGTTGCCGCCGCATTCCAAAGATTAGGTGTTTCTGCCGGAGATTTAGCTGACCCATTCCAATTAATGAATCAATCAATTAATGACCCGTCTGGTTTACAAAATAGTTTGGCGGATGTTGCTAAACAATTTACATATTTTGATGATAAGACTAAAACCTTTAAAATTAATCCTCAAGGTGTTTTAACACTTAAAGAGATGGAGAAACAGACAAATGTTAGTGCTGCAGAAATGAGTAAAATGGGGCTTGCAGCTGCGGAGATGGACCAAAGATTATCTGCGGTTAACTTGGCTGGATTATCCTTTATTAATGAAGAGGATAAACAATATCTTTCTAACATTGCAAATATGGAGGGAGGTACTTATAAAGTAACTCTTGAAGATGGGACTAAAAAAGAATTGTCTGATTTAAAACAAGACGAATTTAATGAATTACTTAAACAACAAAAAACAGGTCCTAAAACTCTTGAAGATATGACTAGAGACCAATTAACAATTGATAAAGCGATGTTATCTGATGTTGCTGCGATTAGGGAGGTTGTTGTCCAAGGGTTAACAAGTCCAAAACAAATTAGACAAGGTATTGCTGGTGCTCAAAGAGTTTCAAAAACGGTTCTTGGAGAAACATCAGGAGCGTTTAAAACTAAAGATTTTAGAGATATAAGTGAAGGGTTTTTAACTGCTTTAGGTGGAGTTGCTAAGGATATTAAGGAAGGTAATAAACCAATTTCGGATGTCCTTTCAACAGGATTAAATAAATTTGGTAATACTTTTGAGGTGTCCCAAAGAAACTTTACTGAAATTTTGAAAGGGATTGGTGAAAATATATCCAAAAAGATGACAAACCAAAGTGTTGGGGAACAAATGATAAAAAGTGGTGTTAGTGAAGTTGTTAAATCATATGGTGGTCAGGTAGGTACAGCATCATCCTCTCCAATAACTCCATCTATTTCAAATAAATCGGGAGCATTACAAAATACTCAAAATACGATAACTACTCAATCTACTAACTCAAAAATTGATGTTGGTGGAAAACTTGAAATTAGTGTTAGTGCACCTGCAGGTGTCTCAACAGAACAATTAAAACAAGCTTTTGATACTGCATTTAATAGTAATTCATTTAAAGACTATATTGTTAGGGTGGCGTCTCCAACCGATTCTAATAAAGAACCTATTTCAAAAACTTATTCAGCGTAAGTTTTAATGTAAAAACTTACCCTTAATCTATTTATAAATAAAAGTCATAAATGTCAAATAGTCCATTAGATTACATAAATTCGGATGGTTTCAGAAAGAAATTAATAACAAGAAATTTAGTTCCTTATGCTAAATCTCCAAACAGACCTTCTGTTCAAGTTCCGTATGAATATATTTCATCGGACTTATCAGTTATTGATAGTCCTGACCAACTTATTGATGTACCGTCATTAGCTAATAAATTATATCCGTTAAATAGATATGGTAATGAGGGTGGGTATTATCAAGTTCCTGACCCAAATGGATTAACTAATACAATTTCAAACCAAGGGTCATATGGTCCCGGTCAACAAGATGCTCATATTGTTGATGAGGGTTATGATGCGGTAAGGTTATGGAGACCATTAAATGCTTATGCGGATGGGTTAAACGTATTTGACTCAGCAGAATCGTTTTCAAGTTTAGAAACTGTTAGACCTGACCAAGATAGACAAGGTAATGGACAACCATACCCTGGGTCGATTGTTGTATCAACTTATTCCCCATTATCAATATTGTTATCTAACAATCCAACAGGTAGTAATGGTTCGATGAGTCAAGATTCATATATTGCTCGTTTAGGTGCTCAAACACTTAGAAATGAGTTTCAAGAAAGAATTGCTGCCAGAATTAGATTAGAAACAATAGGACAAGCCAACATATTAAATGTTACAAGTGGTACTGACTTAGTTAATATACTATCAGGTTCAGTACCAATATTAGAACCTAATTGGCAAATTTCAGTTCCATCAAATCCAATTTCTGCATCTGCTGATTTTGCATTAAGATTAGGTGGAAGTATAATACCTATGTCATTAATTCCTGGTTCTTATTTTGACCCAGCAATTAATCCGGGTCAACCGACAACGATTCAACAAATTACCAATCCAATTGCGGGAACAACTGTTGGAAATTTCTTTAATCAATTATTAGGCGCGGGACAAACGGGTTCTCAAATTTTTTATAATAATACAGGTGCGGGGCAAAAATCTCGATTATTTAAAAATATTGATTACAACAAATTTAAACCACATTATGAACGAGGTGTTTTTGATAGAGTTGCGGGAGCACTAACAGGAACATTATCAGATAATAGTAATTTTTATATTGGTAGTAATAATTCAAATCCGTCAAGAATATTTTCTCCGGCAGGGGATTTACCTGTTGACCAATTTGGAAAAGAACAACAATCTCCGGTATATGGACCTCAAGAGATGGCTCAACTTTATGAGGGGCCAAGTAAAGATATTCGATTAGGTGCTAATGGACCGACATATTCTAATGGAGGTGGTATTGAAGGTGGATTCACTTGGACTTCCCCAAAATACAAAGACAATGCGGGTAAGAAAGTTGGTTTAGGTGGTGTAATTACTAATGAAGATGAGGATTTTAAACCATCATCATTTAATACAACAGAATCAACAAATAGGACTTTTAAAGGAGGTTCTATCTTAGATGACACTCAGAGATTAATAAATAGCCAACCTCAAGGGGGTAGACGATTACAACATGTGGGTAATGCAATTGACCAAGTTAGTAAAGTTTTCCATGATGGTTATAAAGAAATTACTAAAGGTTCTAAAGTTTATCGATATGTTGGGGCTGTTGGACAGGAAGTGGGAACAGAATATTGTCGTATATTTGCAAAAGATTTACCATACTTACAATATAATGATTTACAAAAAACTGATGGTATAACAACATCGGGAAGACGATTTGCAGATTCGGTATTTGATAATACATACAATCTTAATATTGCTCCAAACAAACAAGAAGGTGGACAAGATTCTACGAACCTTATTGGTGGCATGAATAATGGGTACGCTAAAAAGTATATGTTTTCATTAGAAAATTTAGCTTGGAGAACATCAAGTACTCCAGGTTTTTCAGTTGCAGATTTAGCAATATGTGAAAGAGGTCCGAATGGGGGTAGAGTTATGTGGTTTGCACCATATGGTTTAACCTTTAGTGAACAAGTATCTGCAAATTGGAATACATCTGAATTTCTTGGAAGACCTGAACCGATATATACTTACAAAAATAGTAGTCGTACAGGTAGTTTAGCTTGGAAAATTGTTGTTGACCATCCATCAGCTTTAAATGTTGTTGTTAATAAAATATTAAGTAATGAGACTAATAAAGTTAGAATTGATAGTATTTTAGAGTCATTCTTTGCTGGTTGTAGAAAATATGATTTATATGAATTAGCTAAAAAATACTATACTATAAATCCAAATGATTTATATCAATTACAAGAGGCAATATCGTCAAAAGAAACAACAAAGGAACAAACAGAGTATATTAAAAAAACTGTTCAAACAGGGGTTAATTCTCCAACAGGTGCCGGTATAAATGTTTCACAAGAAGGTGGTGGAGGAAACACTAATGTTGATTTTAAAAAATATGAACAATTAGGGTTTTATTTTGGAAATGATTATCCTAAGAAAAATGAGGTAATCCCAAACTATACCGAGGAATATACAAGGTATACTAGTTCGGGTAATCGACAATATTATAACACTCAACCAAACGCTCAAGAAACTAGTACATTTTTTGACTCGGTGGTTACTCCAAATTATAATTTGGCTAAAGAATTTGTTAATGATTTAGCGAAACAATTAACACAATATAAAGAAGGAGGAGGAACGATAACCGTAACTATTGATGCTAGTTGTTCTGCACCTGCTAGTGATAAATACAATGAAGAATTAGCGACAAGAAGAGTCAGTTCAATCAGAAAATTTTTTGAGGAAAGTAGTGTATTAAAACCGTTTTTAAATAAAACGTTATTACTTAAAGAAACTACTCCGGTGTTTGGAGAAAATGCTCAAGTTTTACAATTTGATGTTGTAACAAAGACTTATAAAATTGGGAAAAATGTTAATTGTTCAGATAAAGACTCCAGCGCGGTTAATGGAGATACTCAAGTTAAAGCAAATGATGTTACGACTGTAAACGCGATGGCTTGTAGACGAGGATATGTTAAAACAATTTTACCAACTCTTAAACAACCAACAACGACACCACCGGCACAATACACAACAATAGTTGAAGAAAATAAAGTATTAAAAACAGTTAAAGAAGAAGTTGTAACACAAGAATGGAAACCAAGAGATAATATAACTAAACGAGTTTTAAGGGCTTTATTATCTGAATGTGATTACTTTGAAACTATCAAGGAGGAAACACCTATGGTTTATGATAATCTTAGAGATAAATTAAAATTCTTTCAACCAGCATTCCATTCGACAACACCAGAAGGATTAAACTCTCGTTTAACATTCTTACAACAATGTATGAGACCGGGAGATACAATCCCAACGATTAAAGACATTGCGGGTAAACAACAATTACAATATAATAATGCGACAAATACTTCATTTGGTGCACCACCAGTATTAGTATTACGTATTGGGGACTTTTACAATACCAAAGTTATTCCAACATCATTAGGTATTCAATATGAGTCATTAGATATTAATCCGGAAGGTATTGGTATCCAACCAATGATTGCTAATGTCACACTTGGATTTAATTTTGTGGGAGGAAGTGGATTAAAAGAATCTATAGATAAATTACAAAATGCTTTAACTTTTAATTATTATGCCAATACTGAAATTTGGGATGATAGGGCGGATGTTACATCACAAGATAATTTCTTGAAAGTCCTTGATAAAGAATTTTTGGCAATGGCGTCTCCTCCACAACCACCTGCGGTTAATCAAGCAGCAGTTGAGAATGGACAAAGTAATAATAGTACCATTGGTACAACACTTACGAATGTAATTGGAGAGACTAGTGAAACGGGTACTCTTAGTTATTCTGATTTCATGGTTAAATTTATGAATCAAACACAAACTTATTTCCAAACAGTTGTTAATAAAACAAAAGAAAGTGTTAATCAATACAATAACGCTGTGAGACAACAATGGATGTTAGAACGTTCATATACCCAAGGAAATTTTGGAGTAACAACAGAAAAATCGGTTTTATTTGGTAAACCAAGTAATGTTGAAAAAAGATTTGATTCAATCTTTACTCAATTAGAATCCGATATTCAAAGTGGGAATGAAGGTTTTATTAAATTCATGTCATTGGCAACTTGTAATTTTACACCAAAAGTGATTCGTCAATTAAAAGAAAATTATAAAAACTTAGTTAAAAATAAAAGAGCATCGTTCCAAAGTGCAATTACAAAAATAACTCAAGATATTACAACTGTAGAACAAAATTATATTCAAACAATTGGAAGGGCGAACATTACTATATTTGATGGAGCGACAACTTATGTTAGTGGTACGGATGGATATCAGGCAAAATCAGGACCAGTTAAAGTTTATGTAACTAGTGGGACAACAAATGTTAGTTCAACCTCAAATGGAGCCGCAAATACATTAATTGAATTGGCAAATGATATTAAAAAAATATCAGATGGTATTAAAGAGTTTAATACTCTTATTTGGAGTGAAACTGAATTTATTAATCCTTCAGATAAATTAACATATAAAGGAGTGTTAGTTTTTGAGACTGATGATAAAGGAAAAAGCAAGGGGGCTCCGACAGTTGAAAATGTCTTTTTCCCTTTCAGTAAAAATACTCAATTTGAAAATGAGATTTTTAGAAGGGTTTATATGATAGTGTCGGATGATGTTGTCGATATTAAAAAGTATGAAACATTTAAAACCGCGATGATTGGTAATATAATTAATAATAGTAGTTTATTAAGTGGAGGGTTTGATGATATTGAAGCTAAATTCGATAACTATTGGGTTACCCAAACTAGACCTTTATTTGTTAATGAAAATAATATAACAAAGGCATTTATTGAGGATGTTGAAAAAAATAAATTGAAAAATTATATAATTTATACTCCATTTGATAAAAAAGATAGGGTTTTAAATTATTCAACGGAAACAAATGGAAGTGATGATGTTAAAAAATCACAAAAAACTATGATTTCATCATTGTCTGATACAACGAATAGGAATACGGATAATAATAAATGGAATTCTGAAGATGGAGTTTCCGCGGGAGCATATATTTCAAAAATAAAACTTAATTAATGGCATTTCAATATTGGAACAGATATAGTGAATTTTTAATTAACGGTGAACAAACCGTTGTACCTTATGTACAATTACCTCAAAAACCAACTGACAAAGCTTTTATTTATAAAGTTGGTAGAAGTAGGTTAGATAAAGTATCTCAGGATTATTATGACTCTCCTTACTTTGGGTGGTTAGTTCTCCAAGCAAATCCTCAATATGGTGGTTTAGAGAATACTATACCGGATGGTAGTATATTGATAATTCCTTTTCCTTTACTACCTTCATTACAGGACTATAAGGGGGCATTAGAAAATCATTTTTATTATTATGGCAGGTAACTTAAGAGCAGACAACAGCGGAGATATATTGGTTGAGTTTGATTACAATAACATTATTGTGGTCGACCCTAATAAAACAATAGATTCACAAGGAAAAATACAAGAAAGATTAATAGACCATGAGAGTTTAGTAATGTTTGCAAATTTGGAGGCGGAAGTTCTTCCAAGAACTAAACTTGCGGTTGGTGCAAGTCCTGAAGACAGAATTAGAACTATATCAGTTGCCAAGATGAATTTCTTAAAACCAACAAAGGATAGTTTTTTAGGTGTTGGTTATTATGATGAATTAACGGGTCAAAATTCTACAAAATTCAAGGGTGACAATCAAATGATGGAAAAAACAGTTCCGGCTAATGATGGTAATCAGGCATATTCAGTTAGTTCTCCGGCAAATTTGACTAATGTGTTTGATAATGGATTACTTGGGATTACATCAATTAATATAACAACAAATTCGTCTTTTGTACCCTCAGTTAAAATGGAATTAGAGGATGTTCAAGGAAAGGCTTTATTTTCCCTTGGTAATAATTCCCCATACGCTGCGTTTTTTAACCTACCTTACCCACCATTTTACTTAACATTAAAAGGTTATTATGGACAGGCAATTCGATACCAATTAAATTTAGAAAAATTTAATGCTAGATTTAATTCATTTAGTGGTAATTACCAAGTAAGTTTAGAGTTTAAAGGGTATAAGTTTAATGTGTTAAATGAGATTTCAATGGGGCATTTAATGGCTGTCCCACATATGTATGGGCAAACATTTAATATATCGACATCACCTACAGGAACTCAAGAATCAAATAAATCTGCAGAATCACAATCAAAAGTTCAAGGAGTTGTTTCACAAAATAATTCCCAAAGTGATAGTTCCGTTGTTACTCAAATAGTTTCGGAAAAGGGTTATCAAAAAATTGTTGAGGTTTATAGTGAATATAAAGCGAAAGGATTAATTCCTGCTGATTTACCTGAATTAACATTATTCCAATTAATGACTAAATTGAGTAAGTTTGAAGATAATATTATGCTTTCATTTCCTAAGGCAAAAGTAGAACCACTTACTAATATTCGTAATTATAAAGAAATTTTAAAACAATATTTTTCTGCGGTTAGGGGTGCAAATATTTCATGGTTTAATACCTATCTTGACCCAAAACCAATTGTGTTAAATAATACAAATGAAAAGGTTTATGTTTATAAAAAATTGAGCATAGCCGAAAAAGAAACTGCAAGTAAATTATTAGAAAGTTATGTTGATAAGTTTAACAAAGCGTTATCGGAAAATGCTACTTTAGGTAAAAATGGTCCTTCACCTATCCCAAACCCAATTAAATTTGTTAATCTTAAAATTGACCCACCGGTTGACGGGGCGATTAATTGGAAAGAGACTGTGAGATTACAGACAGGTAAAGTATTACCAACTGAAGAAGATATTAATGTATTAAAAGAACAATTATATCAAACAAAACTTCCAGTGATTTCTAATTCAGAAGTTATAGGTACAAGTTTTTTTATTTTTGAGGGGGTTAATAGGTTTGATGGACAAATATCTTTATTGGAAACGGATGCAAATAAAAAATTATCAGAATATGAGTCATTAATTTCTGCAGAATTATTAAGAAAAATTGAGGATACTGACAGTGGACTTGGGTTTAAACCAACTGTTAGAAATATGATAGCAGTTGTTATGGCATCGGCAGAGGCCTTTATTCGATTATTAGATGATGTTCATACTAATGCTTGGAATGTAAAATATGACCCTGTTAGAAAACAAGCAATTATGGATAATCCATCTTCTGCTCAAAGTTCTGAAACGAGACAGAAAGTTTCAATATCTACTAGTGCTCAAGAGTCTAATCAAGGTTTATCCAATTCGGAAGAACCAGTTTACCCATGGCCATTATTTTTTGTTGAAACACCGGAAGATAAAAAGGGGAGATTTCAATTAAAATATATTGCGGACCCTACTGTTGTGAATCTAACACAAGGTTATTTATTTGATAAATGGCCTGAAGTTGAATTTGTTGAAGAGTATATGAAAGGGTTAACTCAAAAATTTACAATTCCTATTGCTCCACCACCGTTAGATAATGAAAGAGATACTAATAGAATCAACATTAATGCAATTGAATTTCCATCTGCAGGATTACCGTATGTTAATAAAGAAGAGGTAAAATTCTTTTATGAAATTTGGGAGAGACAATTTTTAACTTCTCATTATTCAGGACTAATTAGAGCAAACTCTAATCAGATTGATGAATTAATAAAGTTAAATGTTGAGGCTGAGGTCAATAATATTGTGAAAGGTCTTGGAATAAGTTCTCCATATTTAACATTAAAACTTAAAAATTATAATTTAAATGCAAATTCATATCCTGAGTTCTTGAGTACTATTTCAAATAATGGTACCGGAAGGGCGTATCAGGATTATATTCGTGATTTCTTTGTTACACCATATATTAAGAATTTGGTAGATAACTCATATAGTATTTTACCAACGTCAGATATTGGAAAAATACCTCAAGTGAGTACTAAATCGTTAGCTCTTGAAACATTGTTAAAAAATGCGTCTAATGAACCATTAGTTGTTGATACTTTACCATATACTGACCCGACTTGGTGTCTGAATAATTTAAGTTCAAGTGATAAATCAATTGGGAATGAAGTATATAATACTAAAAAAACTTTAAAAATATTTGAACCAAGAAAAATTATATCAAATTTCAACGATGTTTATAATTTTACAACAAATAGACCCGTTACTAATTTTTCATTCTATAAAAATGAAAGTCCATCGGTAGTTGCGTCTTTATCTACTTCATTAAACCCATACGGTTTAAATGAATACTATATTAATAGAGTTCCTAAAGATTTTGTTGCGACTGAAGGATATTGTAATTCTACAACACCAACAAACATATTACCGTTTAAAACAACAACATCTATGTTGAATACTCCGTATTTTGTTAATTCAATTATGAATGGTGTTCAAAACAATAGAACGAGTGACCCTTATCCGTATGTTCAGTCGGCTTATCTTTTCTTGAATTCATTACCTTTGGCGACATTAAGAGAGAGATATAAAACTAATACTGATACGGTTCCTGATGAATTAGATTACATTTCATCTTGTTTCAAAAAATTTGGAGCGATACATAAATTACCATATGCTTGGATATTAAAGTATGGTTCAATTTGGCATCGTTATAAAAAATATAAAGAATCCAATGTTGATATTTTATCAAGTGCTTGGACTAATTTTGACTATCAAACAAATTATAGTCCTATTTTAAGTTCTATCACTCAAACATACCAATTCAATTATAATCAAGTTCCGACTTCAATTACATTACAAGAGGAAACACCAACAACTGCTAATATGAATGTTGGGTTTTATCCAAAGGTGATTAATGATTTTAATGTATTTTATAATGGATTTGAATTGTATGATAAATATACTAATGTAGAAATTGAAAATAGCGTCAAAGGAGGTATGAAACTATATACTTTTGATGACTCAAACATATCTGCAAAACAAAATGGTAAAACATTAAATGTTAAAACTTATTCGGTATTACTTAGTAGTAGTAATTACTATCCTGATGTTAATTGCAATCCGGTAAGTAATACCAAAGGAACAGATTATTATGTTGTTCCATCATTTGGTAATCCTTTGAACCAATCAGAGATTGCCTGTGTTGAAAATTTAACTACGGGAAATAATACTAAAGTTGATTTGACATCAAACCCAAGTGTTTATAATGGTAGTGTTAGAACATTATGGTCGGCACCAAACTATGGATATTTTGATAGTAATCAAATTGCTTATCCACAACCTGATTCCTACATTAATTTAATTAATAATGGTGATACGCAATCTCCATTGTATTTTTTAGACGGAGATAATTACACAAAAATTGAGGAAATATTCTCAGTTTTTGAGAAAAAAATATTGGATTCATTTGAACAAGAATTTTTAAACTTCAGTAAACCTATTACAAATAGTTCAACAAATGTACAAGTATCTCAGTTCGATACTTCACCTGTTGATACTAATGATAATTTTAGGAATTTCCAATCATTATTTCGAAATTTAATGACAGTCCCAATTCAAGGAAAAGGGGTCTCAGACCTTAATTATTTTTCTAATACAATTGGAGTTCAATACAATGTTTTTCAAACAGGTGTTAAAGATTTTATGAATTATGATGTCTTATTTAGATATGGTAATCCGTCAAATTATAATAGGAGAATTTTTGATTCTTACTTGTCTCATAATAATATTCAAAAAGTTGTTGACCCAATTAAGTTTCAACCGTATGTGAAAAATACTTTACCGACAAAAACTAGTTCATTAAGTCTTAGTCAGTCTCAATTATTAAATCCAAATGCTTGGATTGCTCTTGAAACTGAAGTGGGTTTTTCAACTATAAATAATGTTGTGTATAGTAGTACCGGTTCATATATCACTGATTTTTTCATTGATAATAATATTCAATTTACCGTTGATAATGTTGTTTTATTGGCCCCAATTATTAAAATGTATGCTACTCAAAAATTAAAAAACCCAAATACCACTGTTGCTCAATTTCAGTCCCAAATTAATCAATACCTTACAAATGAAAGTGTATTACAAAATAATTTTTTAAATCTTGTATTAGAAGGGGTTAGAAAAAATTTACCTAACCAAGAACAACTACCGGAAAAAACAATTCAAAGTGCAATTGATGGACAACAGAGTAAGGTTGAAAATTATGAAATTTTCAAGGCGTTAAATGATAAATGGATTGCTGGTGGAGATTATAAAAGTAAGACATTATTTGAAGATATTTTATTTTTAGATAGGGCATCGAGAAATATTGGTGATACTATCCTATTAGATATTTTTGAAATGAGAAATATGTTTAGTCAAAAATCGATAAATGAGTCAATGAGTGTTTATACTTTTGTTAGTGGATTATTAATTAAAAATAATTTTACAGTAATGAATTTACCGGCATATATTAATTTTTATAATGTCCAAGATGTCGATGGTACTACTATTCCAAATAGAGCCGAAGGTTCGTTGGAATTTGCTAATAATTTGTGGGGTACATTTTTAGATGTTGATTATAGAAAATCAAGTTCGAAAATGGTTTGTTTCTATGTTGGTAAACCATCACAATATTTAAATTTACCAAAAGGTAATTTTAGATTTCGAGATGACTCGTTTGATATGGGTAGGGCATCTGAAAACCCTTTAATTGAAAATCAAGTTGGTAAAAAAGACTGGGGTGTTTCAAATAAGTGTGTCGGGTTTAGTGTTGATATTGGGATTAGAAATCAAAATGTTTTTTATTCTTTTAGTGTTTCCCAAGATAATGGAACGGCAACCTCAGAATCAATCGCAACTCAATTAAATATGGTTGACCAAGCATCAGGTAAAAATGTTGCAACTCAAAACGCTAGTTTATATAATTTATACAAACAAAGAAGTTATAAATGTTCAGTCGTTTGTTTAGGTAATGCGTTATTACAACCAACCATGTATTTTAATTTAAGACATGTCCCAATGTTTAATGGGCCATATATGATACAACAAGTTGAACATTCAATTCAGCCAGGTCAATTCCAAACAACATTTCAAGGAATTAGACAAGGTGTTTATGATTTGCCGGCAATTGATAACTTTATTCAAAGTATTAATCAAAATTTACTAACAAAAGTTGAGGAACTTCTTAAGGTTAAGAAAGAGACAATTAATGTTTTAGGTGAGTCAACAGATAGTGTTAAATCAAATAATACGGTACAATCAGCAAATAATACTAAAGGAACTACTAATCAATGTGAGAGTAAGTTATTACCAATTTATCTTAATAAAAAATATCAATCAACTAATGCGGTTCTTACTGAGATAAACCCAACACAATTTGCTGAAGTACTTAAAAAAATCATGCCAAATAGTCCTGAGTTAGCAACGATTATTTATTGTATTTCATATGTTAGAACATTTCAAAAAGCAAGTAATAGTAAATTAGGTAAATTTAATGGATGGAATAATAACTTTGCGACAATCCCATTAAATGTTGATTATGGGCAGATTGACGGAACATTTTTAAGTACATATTCTTGTGTTAATCTTAACCCGACTCCATCAACGAAAGAAACATTACCTATTGCCAACTTTTCAACAATTGATAATTTTATTTCATTTATGACTGCGAGATTACTAGCTAGAGTCCAACAAATATTAGACCTTGGACTTGTTAAATACTATGCTTGTTATTGGCCGGTTAAAGTTTTATCTGAATCATATTACGATACACATATTAAGGATTATGAGACATTAAAAAATACTTTTGACGACGCCTTAACTTCGGCACTTAGTGTTAATGTTGCGACAGAGGAAATTGTTAAAGATTTAAAAAACACAATAAATGAAGTTGAAAGTAAAGGGTCAAGCAATGGTGTCCCAACAACTACTGCGGTAGCTTCTCAATTATCTTGCCCTTCGCCAATAATCACATCGTTCTCACCATTATCAGGAAATACTGGAACAATAGTTCAAGTTAATGGTACTGATTTTAATGGAACGACCTCGATTAAGGTTAATGGAGTCAATGTACCATCTACTGAGTTTACAGTATTTAATGGTACCACTTTAAGGTTTAATACACCAAAAATTGGAACTGGTTATGTTGTTAATAACGGTAAGATTGTTATTACAACACCTAATGGGGTGTTTACAAGTGTCGGGGACTTTACATTCGACCCATCACTAATCGCGTCATCGGCGTCTTCACCCGGTGGATATCAAAATCCTCAAAATCAGACAACGGTGATGTCATTATCGGAACAATTACAATCGTCTAATACTAATCCTCAATCTACGGGACCACTGACTTTATTAAATGAAACTAAATTTTTTGAATCATCTGGTCGTCAAGTACAAACAGATTTGAAAGTTTATGTTAATCCGCAAGCGGGTATATGGAGTATAAGTGGGGTTGTAATAATGACCTACTCAGTATATGAAACCAGAGTAACTAATAATGTTTCAAAAAGAGAGTTGGTTAAGAGTGGTAATTATCGGATAGAAAATAATGTGATTAATAATGTATTTAATGTTGCTTATAATGATATTACCGATATATTATATGTTAAAATTAAAGATATAAATCTTTATAAAGATATAAGTGAGGTTGAGTTATCATTTAATGTAAACGCATATCCTTTTGATAAAATTAAATATCCTCAAAATGTCACACAACAATTCCCTTGGAAATTAATAATTTAACCGAATAACAACATATTTATAATAAAAACAATTTTATGAACATAAAATCAGCATTAGACAACTATCTTGGGAAATCAACAAGATTTTCACAAGAAGACAACGGAGATGGAACACAACAAGTTTGTGATTTAGATACAGGTAGCTGTTATACCGTAAGAGAAAGAGATGGTCTTATTGAAAGAGCAGGGCACCAAACAACTATTAACCGAAAAGTTAGAGTTGAAACTGCAGGAGGAATTAAACAATTATTAAACGGATAATTAAAATGGCTTTAGATAGAAAATTAATACAAGAAATTACAAGGTATCATAATATTAACAATTATATTATGGAACAAACGGCGGAAGAACCGGATGCACCTCTTGAAGATACTTTAGGGGCTTTATCTCCGCCAGCACCCGGAGGAGATGTTCCACCGGCACCTGCACCATCTGAAGCGGTACCACCGCCAGCTCCGGGAGATACACCACAACCAATTGATATTGAAAGTGACCCTGATGTGGAAAAAATTGATGATGAAGGAGAATCTGAAGAATCAAATGATAAAGGTAGTGGAAGTGAAGAACTTGAAATTACTGATTTAGTTAATTCTCAAAAAAATATTGAAACCAAACAAGATGAATATTTTGAAAACTTATTTAGTCAACTATCTAACTTAGAAGCTAAATTAGGTGAGATGGATAATGTAATGAACAAATTAAACTCACTTGAAAGTAAAATTGAAAAGTATCGAGAAAAAACTCCTCAAGAGAAATTAGAATTGAGAAGTTACGATTCATACCCATTCAATCAAAAATTATCTCAATTTTTTGATGACAAGCAAGATGAGATGGAAATGACAGGAAAAAATGAATATGTTTTAACTTCTGATGATGTTGAAGATATTAATTCAAGTGATATTAAAAATTCCTTCCAACCTGGTTCTCAACGAGATGACTACAAAACCTCATTCAAACGATAACAAAAACTTCAAAGGTGTCTTTACAGACACCTTTTTTTAATTTGACTTTTCCCGATTTATCACTTATGTTTATCTAACAATTTAACAATTTAATTATTTAACACATGAGTTCATTAGATGCCGTATTGGCACAGTACGAAAATTCGAAACAATCAGGGGGCGGGGCCCAAGGAAAAATGTCGCAAGACGAAAGAATGAAAAAATATTTTGCACTTATCTTATCAGATAAAGAGCAATCAGGACAAAGAAGAGTTAGAATCCTACCTACAAGTGATGGTTCATCACCATTTAAGGAAGCTTGGTATCATGAGATACAAGTTGGAGGACAATGGCAAAAATTCTACGACCCGGGAAAAAATGATAACGAGCGTTCACCTTTAAATGAGGTTTACGAAGAGTTAATCTCAACCGGAAAAGAATCTGACAAACAATTGGCTACTCAGTACCGTTCTCGTAAATTCTATATCGTAAAAGTTATCGATAGAGATAATGAGGACCACGGAGTTAAATTTTGGAGATTCAAACACAACTACAAAAACGATGGTATCTTAGATAAGATTATCCCAATTTGGAGAAACAAAGGTGATATTACCAATCCTCAAGAAGGTAGAGATTTAATCATTGAATTGTCTAAAGCTAAAACACCAAAAGGGAAAGAATACACGACTGTATCTACAATTATGTATGAAGATAAAGGTCCTGTACATACAGACCAAGCACAGGCAGATGCGTGGATTAATGACGAATTAACTTGGTTAGATGTTTACTCTAAGAAACCGGTAGAATACCTTGAGGCAATTGCTCGTGGGGAAACTCCAAGATGGGATTCTGAAAAAGGTGGGTATCTATATGAAAGTGATTCAGTTAATACAGAATCTTTCGGAGGGGCTAAATCAAATCAGATACCTGTTGACCCACAATCAAATGATATTCCGGACGAGGATTTACCATTTTAGATTTAAATAATTAAACTTGGGCATTTATTTAATTAAGTGTCCAAGTTCTAATAAAATCACAACATGACATTTACAGAAGAAATTGATTTACAATTGAGAGACAATAAAATGTTATCTTATGAAATTTTAAGTCAACTAAAAGATAAAGGATACTTTTCGGGCAGGGCTAAGCAAATTGGTGAAACAGTTTTGTTTGCTATGTTAAAAAATGAAGGAGAAGACGGGGAGTTAAATCTCAGATTAATAACTCTTCATGAGGAAGAAATTGGGATTCTTTACGAAGAAGACAGTACTTTCTATAATAGAAATAAAACAAACAAGTTACCACACATTAAAAAAATAGAAAATGGCGATTAAGAAAAACGATTTCAAATCAATTAAAGATAAATTCTCAGTATCGGCGAAGTACAAACCACAAAGATTTTTTGACTTAGGTCCTGATTTCTTGGATGCAGTTGGATTACCGGGACCGGCTATTGGACATATTAATATGTTTTTAGGTCACTCGGATACAGGTAAAACAACGGCACTTGTAAAAACAGCAGTTGATGCTCAAAAGAAAGGTATTCTTCCTGTGTTTATCATTACAGAACAGAAATGGTCATTTGAACACGCTAAGTTGATGGGGTTTGATTGTGAGGAAGTAGTTGATGAAGAAACAGGTGAATTAGATTGGGATGGTTTTTACATATTTAATAATAACTTTGACTACATTGAACAAATTACTGACTACATCAATAATTTGTTAGATGAGCAAGAAAAAGGTAATTTAGATTACAGTTTATGTTTTATGTGGGATTCAGTTGGTTCTGTTCCTTGTAAAATGACTTACGAAGGTAAGGGTGGTAAACAACACAATGCGTCTACATTAGCAGATAAAATCGGTATGGGTATTAATCAAAGAATTTCAGGGTCTCGTAAAGCGGGTTCTAAATATGAAAATACTTTAATCATTGTAAATCAACCATGGGTTGAATTACCGGATAATCCTTTTGGACAACCTAAAATTAAAGCTAAAGGTGGAGAAGCAATTTGGTTAAACTCGTCATTAGTTTATTTGTTTGGTAATCAAAAAGGCGCGGGTACTACCAAAATAACCGCAACTAAAGATAAACGAACAATTAGATTTGCTTCAAGAACCAAAGTATCTGTAATGAAAAATCATATTAATGGGTTAGGTTATGATGATGGAAAAATTATTGTAACGCCACATGGGTTTATCGCGGGTAAAGACAGTGCGGAAGAAAAAACAAATATTGAAAAATATAAGAAAGAATACGCAGAATATTGGAAAACCATTATCGGAACCGATGGTGATTTTGACCTAAAAGAAGAAAAAGAAGCTTAAGATATTATTCACCTCTAAATCACCAATGTGATTAAAACATTATTAATTGACGGGTCCAACTTAATGAAGATTGGATTCCACGGAGTAAAAGACCTCTATAGTGACGGAAGTCACTTAGGGGCTATTTACCACTTTATCAATACCATTCGAAAATTCCTTGAAGAACATAACTATGATAAGGTAGTTGTATTCTGGGATGCCGAACATAGTTCATTCACTCGGAAAGAACTATATCCACAATACAAAGGAAACAGAAAGCAAGATATGAATGAGTATAAACTCCAATCATATCTAACTCAAAATGCTCGTATTAAAGAATATCTTGAAGAGGTCTTTGTTAGACAAGTTGAGATGACTTATAATGAGGCAGATGATTTAATTGCTTATTATTGTCAAAAGTCAATCAATGAAGAGATTACCATTTTTTCTTCAGATAAAGACCTCACACAACTTATCTCAGAGAAAGTATCCATTTACTCACCAAACTTAAAACAATACTTTAAACGAGGGGATTTAATTACCATTAATAAAGTTCAAATACCTCATTACAATGTTTTAACTTGTAAGATTTTTGCGGGTGATACTTCGGATAATATCAGTGGGATTGAAGGATTAGGAGAAAAAACTTTAGTTAAATTATTCCCTGATATGCAGGTTAAACCATGCACTATGGATGAAATACGAGTTAACGCCGGAAATATCATGCAAAAAAAGAAATCAAAAGTATTAGAAAATATTTTGATTGGTAAAACAAAAAATGGTATACTTGGTGAAGAGTTTTATACTACAAACAAAAAAATAGTTGATTTGTCTAACCCTTTAATTACAGAAAATGCGAAAGAATTAGTAGACCAAATTATTACTGATACGATTGACCCCACCGATAGGGGATACAAAAACTTAATGAGACTTATGATGGAAGACGGTCTCTTCAAATATCTTCCAAAAAACGATGAGGCTTGGGTTAACTTCCTAAGACCATTCATGAAATTAACAAGAAAAGAAAAAAGAAACACAAACAAATGAAAGTATTAGTAGAAGGACACAAATATGAGTTATCAAACTTTGAAAACAAGACAGAACAAGGACAAACATTACAATTCATTCAAAAAGAACCGGTAATTGAAGGTTCTACGGAATTAAAAACAATTGCTGATGGTACGACAAATGAAGAATTAATTGAAATGTTATTAGACAGAATGAATTACTTACAAAGTAAATTTCCTTGTCGAGAAAATGCAATTGCAATTACCAAATTAGACGAGGCTCTTTTATGGTTAAACAAAAGAACTTTAGACAGAGTAAAAAGAAATGTCGAGGGAAAACAAATAGTATAATTAAAAACAAACAAAAACTAAAATTATGAGAGAACAAGAAAGTACTAAGATGGAATTCTTATTATCATTAAACGATAATATCGTAGTTCAAAGATTCTTCAATGTGAGAGGTTATAACCCAAAAGCAAAGAATTCAATCGAGTTATATGAATTCATTGCTGAATTCAAAGGAGAAATGCAAGAATACTTGAAAATGAAGACATTGGCGTATATGATGGATAACCAAGATTCTATTATGCATGACCCAACTATTATGGATACATCGTTCACTGATGGACCTGAAGTGTTTAACATTTATATTAAATTAGGTGAACAGACAATTTGTCATAGAATTTTTGATGGAAAATTTTATCCACCAAAAGTTCGGTATACTGTCGATGTAAGACCTTTCTTGAAGGAAACTCTTCGAGGATTGACTGACATTTTTTCAGACAAAAAATTAAGTTACAATTATTCGGAACTTGACTTGGCTAGGTAAGTATTTAATAATACAAGGATAACTTTAAAACAATTTATGAATAAAAATTTCGATTACTTAGGCAACACATTTCAAATACAATTACTAAATCAGATAATAGTAGATAAAGATTTTTCATCATCCATAATGGATGTTATAGAGTCAATATATTTTGATAACAAGTATTTTAAAATCATTTTACAGATGACAAAGGAATACTATAAAAAATATGAATCTACTCCTAATTTTGATACTTTAGGACAAATAGTTAGGTCCGAAATCTCACAAGAAATGGTCGCTAAGATTGTTTTAGATACAATTAAACAAATTCAAGATGCTCCAATTGAAGGAACAATGTTCGTTCAGGAAAAGGCTTTAAAGTTTTGTAAACAACAAGAACTTCAAAAGGCTATGGATAAAGCTCAGAAAATTATTACTCAGGGAGACTTTGAATCGTATGACAAAGTTGAAGGATTAATGAGAGATGCATTACAGGTCGGGGAGATTGATAAAGGTCAGACAGATATATTTGAAAATTTAGACACTGTCTTAGACGAAGATTACCGTCATCCAATCCCAATGGGTATTCCGGGGATTGACAAATTATTAAAAGGTGGTTTGGCGAAAGGGGAGATTGGGGTTATATTGGCACCAACAGGTGTTGGTAAAACAACTATTCTCTCAAAAATCGCAAACACCGGATTTAATTTAGGGTATAATGTTTTACAAATCTTTTTTGAGGATAACCCAAAAATTATTCAAAGGAAACATTTTACAATGTGGACAGGTATTGAACCTGACAATTTAGTATTACATAAAGAAGATGTAATGTCTAAAATCACAGAGATTAAAGAAACAATGCAGAATCGATTGATATTAAAAAAATTAGCGTCAGATACGATGACGATGAATCAAATCAAAACTCAAGTTAGAAAGATGATTGCTGATGGTAATAAAATTGATTTAGTGTTAATTGACTATATTGATTGTATCTTACCGGAATCAAGTAGTAAAGATGAGTGGAAAGCTGAAGGTTCGGTTATGAGAGGATTTGAGGCTATGTGTCATGAACTTGATTTAGTTGGATGGACTGCGACTCAAGGAAATAGAGCGTCAATATCGGCTGAAGTAGTAACAACAGACCAAATGGGTGGGTCGATTAAGAAAGCTCAAGTTGGGCATGTTATTATATCTGTGGCGAAGACTTTAACACAAAAAGAAATGAATTTGGCCACCATTGCAATTACCAAATCTCGTCTTGGAAAAGACGGGGTTGTATTTGAGAATTGTAAATTTAATAACGAATTACTTGAAATAGATACTGAGAGTTCGGTTACCTTCTTAGGATTTGAAGAACAACAAGAAGATAGAAAAAGAGATAGAGTTAAAGAACTTTTAGACAAAAGAAAACAAAGAGAATCACAACAAAATTAAAAAAAAAATGAAAGAAAAAATATTAGAACCAAATAACGACCGATTCGTTATCTTCCCAATAGAACATAATGATATTTGGGAATATTACAAACAACACCAAGCGGCATTTTGGACGGCAGAAGAAGTGGATTTATCCAACGATATTAGAGATTGGGAAAATCTATCCGATAATGAAAGATATTTCCTTAAAAATATATTAGCATTCTTTGCCGCGTCCGATGGTATTGTAAATGAAAACTTAGCGGAGAATTTCTTAAAAGAAGTCCAATATGCTGAGGCGAAATTTTTCTACGGATTTCAAATCATGATGGAGAACATTCACTCATTAATGTACTCATTATTAATTGATACTTATGTGTCTGATGAGAAAGAGAAAGACGAATGTTTCCATGCTATTGATAGATTACCTGCGGTTCAAAAGAAAGCTAAATGGGCTCTTGATTGGATTGAGAACGCTTCCTTCCAAGAAAGATTAGTTGCGTTTGCTGCGGTTGAAGGTATATTCTTTTCAGGTTCGTTCTGTTCTATCTTTTGGATGAAATCAAGAGGAATTATGCAGGGATTATGTAATGCTAATAGTCTTATCTTTAAAGATGAAAACTTACATTGTGATTTTGCTATTCATTTGATTAACAATCACGTTGAGAACAAACCAACGGAAAAAAGAATTAAAGAAATCTTATTATCAGCGTTAGAAATTGAAAAAGAGTTTATTACTGAATCATTACCGGTATCTTTAATTGGTATGAATTCGAATTTAATGAAACAATACCTTGAGTTTGTTACTGATGGGTTATTAGTTAAATTTGGATGTAAAAAACATTTCAATGTTGAACAACCATTTAAATTCATGGAACAAATTGCGGTAGAAACTAAAGGTAATTTCTTCGAATCAAGAACCATGGAGTACCAAAAGGCTAAATTAGGGGAATCATTAACATTCACAGAGGATTTCTAAAATAAAAATAATATGATGTCATTAAAGATTAAAAAAAGAGGGGGAGATGAAGTTTCATTTAACCCTCAAAAAATTTATAATAGAGTTAAACGAGCAGCCAAAGGGTTAAATGTTAATTCAGATGAAATTTTCATCAAAGTAATTACCTCGGTTCCAACTGAAGGATTTATTACCACTAAAGAGTTGGATAAATTAGTTTATGAGATTGCAGCGTCTTACACCGGTAGTCATCATGACTACTCGAGATTAGCGTCTTCTGTAGCAATTTCTTCTTATCATAAAGAAACAGACGAAAGTTTCTGTAATACTATGAAAAGTTTATATGGTGATGATATTATTAATGATATCTTAATCAATACAATTACTCAATATGGTCCTGAAAATATTGATTCGGTAATAAAACATGAAAATGATTATAATTTTGATTATTTTGCGTGGAAATCATTACAAGAAATGTATTTGTTGAAAACTCCAAAAGGTGTAGTAATTGAAAGACCTCAACATATGTACATGAGAGTGGCTTTATGGGTGACTAACTCATTTGAAGAAGCGGTTGAATATTATAATTCTTTATCAAATCAACTTATTTCTCCTGCAACACCAATTATGATTAACGCTGGTACTAAAACACCTCAATTGGCGTCTTGTGTGCTGAAATATAATAACGGGGATTCAAGACAAGGTTTATTAGAAACATTCAACGACATTTCAACTTATTCATCTGATGCTGCTGGTATTGGATTATGTATGTCTAATATTCGTAGTAAAGAAAGTCGTATTAACTCATCAGGAGGATTCGCGGGTGGTTTACTAAAATACTTAAAGATTGTTAATGAAGGATTACGTTTCTTTAATCAACAAGGAAGAAGACCTGGTAGTGCCGCAATCTACATTGAACCTTGGCATAAAGACATTATTGACTTACTTGAAATCAAAAAGAATACAGGTGCTGAGGAGTTGAGAGCGAAAGATTTATTTACTTCAATTTGGTTACCAGACAACTTTATGAATGCTGTTAAGAACAATAGTGATTGGTATTTGTTTTGTCCTAACGATATTATTAAGGCGGGTATTAAACCACTACAAGAAGCTTATGGTGATGAATATGAATCAAATTACAACAAAGCGGTGGAGCTTGGTTTAGGTAAGAAAGTGAAGGCACAAACAATTTGGAATAAGATTATTGAATCTCAGGTTGAAACCGGAGTTCCTTACTTATGTTCTAAAGATAGTGCTAACAGAAAGACAAACCATCAAAACATTGGAGTAATTAAACAATCTAACTTATGTAATGAGATTTATCAATTTACTGATGAAGAAACGACTGCGATTTGTACATTATCATCTATGGTATTAAAGAACTTTATTATAAAAGGTGAGTTTGATTTTAACTTACTTTATAGTGAAGTTAGAAAGGTTGTGAGAGCACTTAATAAAGTTGTTGATATTAATAGTTATTCAACCGAACAAGGAAGAAAAGGTGGGTTAGAACAAAGAGCTATTGCCATCGGAACACAAGGTCTTGCGGATGTATTCTTCTTAATGGATTATATTTTCACAACCGAAGAAGCAAAAAAACTGAATAAAGATATTTTTGAAACAATATATTTTGCTGCTATTAGTGAGAGTAGTCTCTTATGTAAAGAAGGTTTATTCCAACCATATAAATTCTTTAAAGATTCCCCAATGTCCCAAGGAATTTTCCAATTTGATATGTGGGGAATGACTGAAGATAATTTGTCAGGTCGTTGGGATTGGAATGGGTTAAAAGATAATGTTTCAAAATATGGTGTTTGTAATTCATTATTCACCGCTCAAATGCCGGTGGCTTCTTCAGCTAAGATTACAGGTTCATTTGAAATGACTGAACCGGCTCACTCGGCTTTATTTAATCGTCGTGTTGTTGGTGGTGAAATTTTAATTGTTAATAAATACTTAATTAATGATTTTGAAAAGTTGGGTATTTGGTGTGAAGATTTGAAGAATGAAATCATTATGAACGAAGGTTCTATTCAGAACATTAACTTTAATCACTACTTGGACCCGGAAGACAAGAATTATAATAAGAAAGTGAAACGAATCGAACATTTAATTCCGAAATATAAAACAATTTGGGAGATATCACAAAGAGAACTTATTGACATGGCAGCTGACAGAGCACCATTTATAGACCAATCACAGTCGATGAATATTTACATGTCTGAACCAACATTATCAAAGATTTCATCATCACACTTCCATTCTTGGGGTAAAGGGTTAAAAACTCTTTGTTATTATGTTAGAACAAAGGCAATATCAACTGGAGCAAAACATTTGGCTGTTGATATTTCAAAGGTCCAACAACCAATAGTGAAAGTTGATAAACCAAAAGTAAATTTAACCGAATCAGTTGTGAAACCAACCGATTCTGAATTTGAATGTTTTGGATGTGGTTCATAGACAAACCATTATTAATAATAATCCCAACAATGTTGGGATTTTTTATTTTTAGGTATTTATAAGAAATAATCACAAG